CTTTACTAAATACTATGACCACAAGATGGAGCAACTAATAAATCACTTTAAAAGTAAGTTGGAATTGTAAGTATCAACAAAATTCAATCGTATGCCATTTGAAAAAGGAAAATCGGGAAATCCAAACGGTAAGCCTCAAGGTGCTAAAGGTCAAAAGACTTTGCAATGGGAGGCATTGGGCGAATCAATTACTGGTCAACAAGCTGAGCAGTTCAATGACTTTATGGACAAGTTGTGGAACTCTCGTAATGATGAGGACAAGATGATAGCGTCTGAACTTTACCTCAAGACTTTGGAATACTTCAAACCAAAACAAGCGAGAAACACCATCGTTGGCGATGCAGATGCGCCAGTGCAAATAATCATATCGGATAAGTTATGAAGCCAAAAGAATACGCTGCTGAATTAGTCAGAAGCTTTAAGCCTATGGTAAGGTCAAAGATGTCTGAAGACGAAGGTAGTGTTTATGCACGTGCGGTTAACTGTGCAATGCACCATATCAATATCATTTTAACTTTGGATATCCCCACAATGAGCGAAGGAGATGAGCAGGATTTTTATGATTGGTATAAGCTTGTTAAATTAGAACTGCAAAAGTTATGAAGGTCATATACGAATTCACAGAGGAAGACAATGAGGAACTTCAAATGTTCCAACAATCAAGAAAACTATGGGTTACGTTTTGGGAGTTGGAGCAGGAGCTGCGCAGTTGGGTAAAGTACAACTCTCAAAATCTTCCATCCGAAGAACTCGAAGGTGTGGATAAATTCCGTACACGTTTTTACGAGATAATAAATGAGAATCAAATTAAATTAGATTAGATGACAGAGCAAGAAATCAAGCACACCTACACGATGGCAATACTATTTGGTATGTGGCTCAAAGAACCAGGACAAAGAAAGAGACTTTCCAAAATGGATATTGTGGACCTATTCGATGAATGGATAAAGTTAATTGCCAAAGACCTTGCTAAAGATGAATAAAATAAAAGTATCACTTGACTATTCAACAATAACGGTAAAGCAGTATGTTGAATTCATTTCAAACGAAGGTAATGAGGTAGGTCAAGTGTCCGCTATTCTCGGACAATCAAAAGACTTTGTCAGGCAGTTAGCACCAGACCAATTGCAAAATGCAATAAATGCATTTAAGTCAGTCATTGAGCAGCCACAAGCTAACAAACAAAACAGATGGAAGGACTACGGATTTGTTCCCGACATTAACGCTATCTCATTTGGTGAGTGGCTTGACTTGGATAGTAACTGCAAAGACTTCCCAAAGAATCTTAATAAGATACTGGCAATACTTTATAGACCAATCTCAAATCAGTTAGGCAATAAGTACACCATTGAGCCGTACACTTCAGCACATTTAAAAAATGCAGATGACTTTAATGAGATGCCGTTATCAATTGCCAATGGTGCGTTGGTTTTTTTTTCGACTATCGAAAAAGAATTGGTGAACACTTCGCTTCAGTTTTTGGATTCACAAGTGACGAAGAACTTGACGGAGGCGATGAAGATGATGGAGGAGGCATTGCAACATCAGAACTCTCAAATAAGTACGGATGGTTTCACGTCATAGAGGAACTTGCAGATAGAGATGTCACTAAATTCGATGCTATTACAAGCACCCAAGCTTCAACCATCTTTGCGCATCTATCTTACCGCATTGATTATTTTAATTTTCAGAAACAATTGCTGACTAAAAAGAACCACTAAAGCTACTTAACTATATGAGCGATTCATCTCTTTACACATACAACGTTGTCATTGGCAAGTTCGAGCAATTTGCGAATAGTCACGCATTAATACGTAGGTTCACACACGGCCAAATATCTCAAGCTGATTTGGAAAAGGAGGGAGAATGGCCTTGGATGCACGTAACGCCTACCTCATTTTCATTTGATGCGGGATCCTTAACGTATTCGTGGGATGTCTATTTTTCCGACATACCACGTGATAAGGAGTTAAAGACTGAATATCAAAGGCAATCAATGAGTGAATGCATCCAGTTGGCAGGGGACTTTGTTGCGATGTTGGAAAATGGAACAATCTTCGATGAGTCAGTAGTGTTAGGCAAACCAATTTCAGCGCAGCCATTCATTGAAGAATTCTCGCACGTGTTAACTGGCGTTCAATTGTCAATTGACATCACAGTTGATTACGAATGGAACGCTTGTATTATTCCATATACTGGCCAAACAGTTGATGTTTATTCGCAGGTAATAGATTTTGAAGCTTATCCAGTATATAACTCAATTCGTTATTTATGCGATGGTGAACAAGTAGCGGTATGTTATAGCGGAGGTGGAGAAGACAACATCACTGATTTGGTGGCTTTGTTCAATACTAATCCTGGCACTAATCCATCTTGTGAAAATCCTGAAGTCTGTTATTGTTGGTCAAATTACGGAACGTATTACGACAATGGAGATGGTAGGATAAGATGCGAAATGCCTATTGAGGTTGCCAATACTTTATGTGCAGGAGGTGAATTAACTTTAGATGTAATTCGTGATTAATGAAGAAGCTACAATGGACAACCAATAACCCATCAGCGACAACCGATTATCTTGCAGCTGATAATACGTGGAAAACTATTCCAGGCGGTGGTAGTGGAATACCAAAGGGGACAACTTCAGGCACTGATACTTACACGACAACCATAGGCGGTGTGACTGCTTACAATGATGGTGATGCCTATTTAATTCGATTCTCCATTGGCAATACAACGGGATGCACCTTGAATATCAATTCACTTGGAGCAAAAGATTTGTATCGAAACAATAACGGCTTATTGATTGGTGGTGACATCATTGATGGTGCTGAAATGTTCTGCATCTATAATAGCACAATGAATGGGTTTCAAGTAATTGGAACTGCACCCAACACACTCCTTGCGTATGTGACCAATGCTGATTCCGTTACAATTACAAGAGGACAACCAGTGTACGCATTTGGTGGTCAAGGTGACCGTTTAACGGTGAAGCTTGCATCTAATTCAACTGATGCAACATCTGCTCAGACAGTTGGCCTTGTATTAAGTTCGTCAATTGCTGCCAATCAAAAAGGTCTAATCATTGTCAATGGTCAATTGGATGGGTTAAATCTTTTCCCAACTGCAACTTGGTCTGATGGAGATGCGGTTTATCTTGGTGCAACTGCAGGAACGGTAACCAAAACAAAACCATCAGCACCTAATCATTTGGTATATCTCGGATTCGTTACAACGGCGAGTAATGGTAGCGCAGGTCGTATGTACGTGCGTGTGCAGAATGGTTATGAGATGGATGAAATTCACGATGTGAAAATTACATCGGTTGCAAATGATGACATCTTAAAATACAACTCATCAACTTCGCTATGGGAAAATAGCAATGTCTTATCAACTAAACAAGATACAATAACTGGAGCTGCAACAACAATCACATCAAGTAACTTAACTGCATCAAGAGCCTTAATTTCAAATGCAAGTGGAAAGGTAGCTATATCTTCAGTAACTGATACTGAACTTGGTTATGTAAGTGGTGTTACTTCAGCAATTCAAACGCAATTGAATTCTAAATTATCAGTAGCGCAATCAATATTATCAGGCAATTTATTGGGTAATACAGTAGCAGCAGGAGCGACAACTTATGGTTGTTTTTTTATCGGTGCACCAGTAGCATTTGTATCTGAATTCCAAAGAAGAAACTTGATGCCAATTGGAGGTACGTTGAAGAACTTTTATGTGAATAATGGTAACCAACCCGCAACTGGCAGTTTGGTGTACACTATCAGAAAAAGTGGGGTTGATTCAGCATTTGTAATAACAGTTGCAGCAGGATCATTGAGCGGTGTCTTTTCAAACACAACATCAACACTTTCCGTTGTGGCAGGTGATTTCATCGGGTTTAAAATAACAAACAATGCGAGTACTGGAAGCGGTGCTATCATTGGCGTTTCAATAGTGTTAGAAATATGAGATACACAATAACAACACAAGGTGACGTTCAAATATTGGAGGTCTTAAATCACAATATCTTTTTTGGTTGGGATATGTCAGATGACTACATTGATTTCAGAAATGCATTGGAGGTGAAAGGTATTGAAGTCTTTGTTGACCTACTTATAGCAGATAGTAACACGGCATTTTTAAAATTCATCAATGGCATCTAATCCACTCACACAATTAATGAATGAGTTTGGTCAAGAGGTTGTCGAAAAGGCAATGCTCAACCTTGGGGTGTATAGGACAGTCAATGGAAAGAAAAGAAGGGCGGTTGCATCCGACACGTTACGCAAGTCGTTAGCTTTTCGATATGATAACAAATACAAGCGCATTGATTTCTTTGCGAAGGGCAAAGCTTCTGACTATGCAGACTTTGTTGAACAAGGGGTAAACGGAACACAACGTAGTGTGAATTCTCCTTACTCATTTCGTTCGGGTAGTGGTGGCGGTGGGGGTAAAGGAATGGGTACAATGCAAACGGCCATTTACAACTGGATGAAAGTTAAACGCATCCAACCACGTGAACCAAATGGCTCATTTAAAAAGTTCAAAACACCAAAGGCCAAAGAAACGGCAATGGAGGGAATGGCATTTAATATAATGCGAGCAATTAGAAGAAGGGGTATTCCTCCACTCTTTTACTATCGTGACGCAGTCAATGAAACGTTGGTTGATTTCAATGACAAATTCATTGAGGTTTTGAAAAGCGAAATCACAATCGCAATAGAAGAAAATTTAGCAGGTACAATTAAAGTATAAATAATGGCATATAACACGGCAATAAAGGGACTTTCAGCGCAAGGAATTGACGCATTTACTGGAATGTGTTTTAGCAACAATGATGTTTCATTTACAATGACATCAGATCAATTTGCTAATCCAGGTTTCAAATACATAGTTGAACTTACCGACAATT